ACCGTCGTGATCTTCGGATACAGTTCGATACTTACCAACCGCGGTCGGTAACCTTCGACGACGGCCGCATAATCGTCCGTTCGGTAAACGTTCCGGGTAATAGGTACGATAATGTCGTTTTCGGGCGTTATCTGCGGCATCGTATCGCGCGGAGTGGTAACGGTCGCCACGGGTGGCGTTATGTCGTCTACGGGCGCCGTTTGCACTCGTAGGGTATCGTATCGCACCACCGTAACGACAACGGGCTTCGGCGCCGGCAAACGTATCGTATCGCGGACAATGACGGTGTCGCGCCGCACGGTCGGTTCCGGCGGTGCGGCGCCCGGATTACAGGCGCGAAAGGACAATGCGCCCAGACCGAACGCGGCGGCCAATAAGACTATACAAGCGACACGTTTCATAGCCGCGGCCCTTTGTAAGACTTGTTGTACAATATTTGTCGGCGGTTCGGTCGCGCGGTGGTGTACGACAGATGCACGAAGTTCGGATATGCGATCATCTGGTCGAAATCGAGATCGGCGGCCACGACCGCGCGTAACACTTCGATAGACTCGATATACACCTTTTTGCCGCCTTCCTCCTCGTAGAAAACGTTATCACTCGCTTCGCCTTTGACGTGTTGCGAGGTCGCAACGCCGCCCACCAGCCTATTAACAGTGGGCGATCGGTAACCGCTGTTAATACGGTCGTGCCAACCTTTGGCGTCGCAGATCGGTTGCAAAAGGTTAAGCACTAACGCCCGTATCGCGGGCTTTACGCTTTCGGGTATCTCGTTCGAGAGTCCTGCGGCGGCCGCCTTAACGCTTACGCCAAACTCGGACATCCTAAAATTTTTGCTAATCATCATTATGCGCGTATTACTGAAAAATCAAAGTCCGTTTTTACGTCGCCCAGGTACTTTAAGAACACGTACCGTTCGGCGTCCTTTGCGTGGTTAAACTTATCGATCGGCTTACCTGTATATTCGCCGCTGCTGTCCTGCATATAGCGGTATTTGCGGTTTTCGTCGATGCTGCCTAACGACCGTGCGGTATAGTGTTTCTTGTACCGGTTCATGATCTGCGTGCCCAAACGTACGCTGTCGTCGCCCTTGTCGGCCGGCACCACGGTTAAACCGGCGTTTTGTAGCTCCCGAATACTTTTCGGCTCTGCACTGTCCGCCACGACGGTAACGTGCCCTAATCCGGCATCCTTGATCCGGCGCGCGATATCGGGGTTGGTAAGGTTCTTTTCGTAGATAATTTCGTCGATCCATACCGCCCCGCCCGAAAGGCGTATGTGCTCCGCGGCGGTCGGTGCACCGTAGCCGAAGTCCAGGCCGATATACTCTTTTTTGAAATCCCGAACCATGCCGCCGACTATATCCCAGTTCTGGATAATCAGACCTTCGTAGCTGCCCGTCTCTCCTAAAATGTACACGCGGTAATAGTTTTCGTCGATCCGTCCCTGGTACTCGATTTCGGCCACTTGGTCAGGCGTAAGCATGTCGTTGTCTTTGTACGTGCTGTGTATCAGTACGCTACTATCCGCCGGTAACACTTTGTCGTCCACCCAGAAGTCATATAACGGGTTATAGTCGAGTATGATTTTTTCGCGGGTACGCGTGGCAAGCTGGCGATACACGTCGAAAGGCACGTTTATGCACTCATTTATGAAAAGAATATCGCGCGCCGGACCTGCCACCTTGCCGGGCGTGTCGGCGCCGAAAAACTCGATTTCGCACCGGTTAACGCGGTATATCTTATCGGTCGCGTTCCAAACGTTTTCATCCCAAAGGCCTTCGGCTTTGAGCATGTTTTCAAAATCGCGGATACACCCCCTTTTGAGGTGCGGCAATGACTCGGATACGACCGATATAGTGCGCGGCTTTTTCGACTTGACCGCGATAAGGTACAGCAGTTGCAGGATCGACCACGTTTTAGACGAACGTGTGCCGCCCTTGTTCACGATCGTACGCACACCGGGGCGGACGTAGGCGGCCAGATTCTTCGTGAATACGTTCGTCGTTTCCATTACAGCAGGTCGTTTAATTCGGTCAGATAAGCGTCCGTTTCGGCGTCGCGCACGGACACCTTAACGACGGGCTGGCTGTTCGTTACATTGACGTTATCGGACAGGCCGTTAAGTCGGTTTACCAGCTGTGTAGCGTAAATACCCACCGCCGCGCCGCCGATCTGTTCCGCCTGTATTATGCCCTCGATACGTTCGATCGTTTCGAGTAACTCGACTTCGGCGGCCGTGGCTTTCCGTTTCTCGACCTTATCGCGCAATTCTCCCTTCGCGGTGCGGAAGTAGCTGCCTGACACGCCAAGGAAAACCGTCAACTCGTGCATTGAGTACATGTGCCCCAACGGTACGGCGACCTCTTCGGCGGCGCCCCTGTATTTCACGAGTTCGGTTTTTTCGCGCGGGTGGCGGTCGCACCAGTCGAAATATCGGCATGCCTCGCCCCAAAGCACGGCCGCGTTACCGAATATGCGGTTACGGCCGTGCTTGGCGCGAAGTTTCCAGAGTTGCCTACCGGTCAGCCTTTCCATACGTTACAGGAGGTCGTCGGCGGGTTGGTCAGTCACGGCGTCGTCGGCGGGGGCGTCGGCCGTTTGATCGGTTGCGGCATCGCCGGCGGGGCCGTCAGCAGGCGCGGGCGCCTCCTTAACGGTGGCCTGGCGTCTCGGTTTTGCCTGCTTCTCGTACCCTGCGAGCCATTCGCGAAGGTTGCGGACGCGGTTGCGTAGGCAGCTGCTGCACGTTTGCGGCCGCTCCGAAAGGCCGAAAGCGGCGTTATGCGCCGCGTAAACGCGCGACACGCTGTACGTGTGCTTATCGGCATCGGCGATTACCTCTTTGACCTGCTTAACCAGGGCGGGCGTTACCTTGCCATAGTCTACGCCCTTCTTCGTCTTAGTCATAAATTCGAAATTTAAGTTTTATGTAAAGGAAATTAATCAAGCCTGCCAGCACGCCCGCACCCGCAATGCCGTATATGATCGTCAGCCGGTTCGCGACGCATGCGGTCGGGACGGCCGTCCACGCCAGTAGGCAGTTAAGCGCCACCGTCAGCCAGAACGTCAGGCACGGCCGGCAATTGAACGGCCGGAAGTCGAGCGGTAACGTCACAACCTCGGTTAATATCCGGCCTAACAAATAGGCTATCAGTGTGTTAATTACGATAGCGGCGGTAATGCCGACCAAAAAAATCATAGTCTCCATACCATGAAGACGAAAAACCTAAAAATCGACTACGCGGGATAGCAGAAAATGCCGCTTTCCGGCGAACCGTTTTGCCAGGTCTTTTTTGATTTGGCCGATTACCGGCCATATCTTCGTCGCCGGTATCCCCAGCATGTTAGATAGCCGTTTATACGAAATGTCGGGCAATAGGCCGACGTAAATCTCGAATAGCGACACGGCGACCTCGTCGTAATTCTGGCGGACGTATTCCAGCAGTTCGGCGTTTATCGCGGCCACGGCATCTTCGTAGGCGTCGCTGTCGAAATCCGGCGCGGCAAGGTTCGCTATTACGCCTTCCTCGACCTTGCCGGACGCGGGCGACCTGCGGCTGTCGAGGAAGGCGGCGCGGTACGTTTGCAGGAAATAAGCGGTCTTGTTCTTTACCGAAGTGCCGTGTCGGGCGATTGCGTCGTACGCACGCAGGAAAGCGGCGGTAAAGATATCTTCGTCGTACTCGGTCACGTAATGGCGCAATTTGTCCATATTCGCTGCATACCACTGCATGAAGGCATCGGCCTTAGCCTCGTTAGCCGGCGACGCGGGTATGATCTCTTTTCTTCGTCCCATAATATTTTGCGCGTAAATCTTTTATCTCGTTCATTAAAAACGTCTGGTCGCTGTCTTTCGACGTCAGGCGGTTGCGCACACGTACGTCGCGCGTGCCCTTGGCGATCAGCCGGTGCACGTAAATCTCTTTAAGCTGGCCGCGGCGCAATAGGCGCGCGACGGTCTGTAAGTAGTGGCCCAGGTTCCACGTAAGGGTAAACCACACCATACGCCGGCCGCCGAATTGGAGGTTTAGCCCGTGCCCGGCACTGGCCGGGTGGATCAGCAACAGCCGTATTTTACCGTTATTCCAGTCGCGGAAGTCCTGTACGGTATCTTTGCCCTTACGGAGTTCGCGGGCGAACGGAAAGACGGCTTTTATGCGGTCGACCTCGTGCCGGAACTGGTATACGACGATGAAGTTTTCGTCCGGATATCGCGCCAGCAGGGCGCCCAACGCGTCGATCTTCGCCGTGTTTACCTCGTGCCATACACGCGGGGCGCGATTGTCCGTGCGGTCTTCGTATATCGCCCCGCTGCTTATCTGCAATAATTTGTTGGTCAGGTCGGCCGACGTCTTTACCGTGACCTCGCTATTGTCGAAAAAGTCTAATGCGTACTCTTCCTCCAACCGGTCGTAAACCTCCCTGTCGAACGGGGATAGCGTCAGTTCGACGTCGTCGGTAACGAGGTCGGGGAGTTGGAGTATATCGCGCGTCTGCATTGTCAGGGCTATGTCGCGTAACTTTTGGGCTATGACGTTGGCGGCGCCCGGCTTGGGGATATACTCGTAAACGATCATGCCGTTGCCGCGCGTCGTGAAGTACTTGTCTGCGAACTTGCCAAAGGTATCGCCCAGACGTTCGCCGTCGTCGAGCAACATAATCTCCGCCCACAAGTCGGTAAGGTTGTTCGGCCGCGGCGTACCGGTCATGCCTACGCGGTACTCAATCGTGCGTATCGCCTTGCGTAACTTCTTGAATCGTTTGCTGCTGCGGCTCTTAAATAAATCGATTTCGTCGATAACGATGCAATCGTAAGGCAAACGGCCTTCGTACCTGTCGATAAGCCATGCCACGTTATCGACACTGACGATGAATATTTCGGCGTCGGCGTCGAGGGCTTTCGCCCTCTGCGTTGCCGTGCCGGCGACGACGCTGTACCGCGTGCCCTCTAAATGCTGCCATGTCTCCAACTCGTCCGGCCACGTTATGCGGGCGACCTTGTCGGGGGCGACTACCAGCGTCTTAGTTATCGCCGCTTCGCGGTAGTGCATGTCGTAGAGGTAAGACAGTGCGACGACGGTCTTCGACAGCGACATGCCTAAGAACAGTGCGGCGCGCCGGTTGGCGTAAAGGTGGTCGTACGCCTGTATCTGGTGCGCGTCGGTGTCGTACCAGACGCGTTTTTTCTTATCGTAAAGTCTGCGTATCATAATGTCAAGATAAAGCCGTCGACGCTTTCGACGCTGTCCAATACCTCCACCTGAAAGCCTAAGCGGCGTAAGCGGTCGTGCACTTTCCTTTGGATCAGCCGGGGGCGCTGGCCGGGGGCTTTTGTCTCGACGAAGACGACCGCGCCGCCCGGCAACAGGACTATGCGATCGGGAAAGCCGCGAAAGAATAGCGGCGGGAATTTTACGCACAAGCCGCCCAACTGTTCGACGGCCTCGACTAAGTGTTTTTCTATCTGTTTTTCCATAGGGCAACCAAACAACCAAGTTTTCTATATATCTCTACACGGGCATATAAATTGATTAAATCGCCCGTTTTTCGCCTATTTCATCAATTTTTTTATGTTTTTACTTATTATGCTATATTTTGGTTGTTTGGTTGCGGGCGTCTCTATCTCCCGTTACCATAGTTATTTAAGCCGCAACCAAAGGGCAACCAAAGGTGGGCAACCAAAATTTTCGGTTGCGCAACCAAACAACCAACCGTCCTATTTGGTTGCGGCGCTTGGTTGCCCCGCTATATACGCTTTTTGATCCCCGTAATGCTTGAATTTTAGTGCACCTCCGTACGGCGTCCAGTCTCGTATAGCTTTCATTATCCGCCCCAATTCCATACTGTCCCGGCGGGTAATGCTATTAGGGTCTTTGCCCAAACACTCCGTCCATATTTCGAGGATGCACACGCGATCCCGTTTGACCGTTCCCCGGTTGTTTTCGTCCTGTAACCAATTCCGACGTTGGTACGGGTCTAACGCGTCCCAGTTCGTCGGCAACTCCCTTTCGAGGTACTCCGATACCAGGCCGCTGCGTTCGTCCTTTTCAAGGTGCTTATCCTGTATTATGCGGGCTTCTTCCTCTAACCCGTCTTCGGCCAGGTATAGCGGTTCGCCCTGGGCGTAACGCTCTTTCGCTTCGGCCCACAGCTGGGCGACGGTCGCCGGGGTTAAATACGTTTGGAAATCGATACGCCCACGGGCGCCTTTGCAGTTTACGACCCAGAAACGCCTGTTACCGGTAACGTCGCGTAAGAAGTCTTCTTCGTTGGTCGTGCCGAAAAATACGCAACGCCGCGGGAAGTGTTCTACCCTCTTGCCGTATGCCACCCTAAAACGGTCTTCCCTCTTGCTGACAAAGTGCTTAATCGCGTCGACGTCCGCGCGCCTAAGCCCGGCCAGTTCGCCCAACTCGATAAGCCAACTACCTTGTATCTGCTCTAACGCCTCCTTGCCCGTTAAGGTCTGCATGCTGTCGCTGAACCAGTCGCCGCCCATTTTGGCAAGTGTGGTACTTTTGCCTATGCCCTGGTCGCCTACTATAACTACCACGTAGTCGTATTTACAACCGGGCTTATATATACGGGCCACGGCCGCGGCAAAGGCCTTACGCGTAACCGCCCGTGTGTAGGCGCTGTCGTCCGCACCGAACAAGTCGATAAACAACGTGTCTAACCGCTCCCTCCCGTCCCACGTGACGGCGTCCAGATAGTCGCGCACGGGGTGGTAGCTGTTGGCGCGTACGACGACGGTAAGCGCGTCGGTTATCTGAGACTTAGAAGTTACATCGTATACCCTTTCGAGGTATAGGCGTAGTTCGGCGTCGTCGGCGTCCGACAACGGCCGCGGGTACTTATGTACGTTCTTGTCCCACGGGAGGCGTTTAACGGCTGTTTCGCGCTGTTCGAACTCGTTGAAGCCGAAACGGCCTTTTAGGTTTTCGTCGTTGGTCAGAATGATGACCACGTTATTGATCGTGTTTTTTATCTTGCCCTGCTTGCCCTCGGTCTCTAATTCAGCTACCCAGTCGTCCGCCGTGGCGGTCTTGACCGCTTCGGCTTCGAGTTCGTCGTAGTCGTCGGCCGCGTGCTCCCTGCGTGCACGTACGATCTCCTTCTTGACGGGCGCCAGCTTACCCGCGAAATCGGCCATAGCCTTAAAGCTGGGTAACTTGGTCGGATCGGTGCCCGGCTTCGCCTTGTCGTCCAGGTCGCCGAACTTGTGCAGCCTTACCAGGTCGAAGGCGTTGCACAACTTACCGCTCGTTATGTCGGTGGCGTGGTGCGAGTAGGCCAGCTTGTTGTCGTACACCACCAGTCCGCCCGACGTCGAGGCGCCGATAAGGCTGTACCGGTCGTCGCCCAGCTCCGCGCACGGGGCGTAGACCTCGTCGAGAAATTCGGCCAGCGCGTCGTACATTGGGTACGCCCTGCAAAACGCCCCTATGATGCCGTCCTTCTCTTCGGGGTCCTCGACCTTGCCGGACTTGTTCGGCCGCACCGCCTCCCTTACACGCGACGATACCGGCCAGGTGGTCGGGTCGCGCCAGTCGGGCAACTCCGCCAACACCGCGTCGGCGTCCATTATAGGGGCGTCCGAGTAGTTAAAGACGTATTCGCCGTCCTTGCTGGTCGACGGGTAATACATAAGCCGCGTCGGCTGGTAGGTCGTGTCGTCGAAAGCGTCGATGCCCAGCCACGACGCCACCACGCGCGCGATAGCCTCGTACTCGTCCGGGCTTACCCTACGACTTAGCGGGAAACAGATACGAAAGCGCGGGTTATCTTTGCGGTGTTTGTGCGTCGTGTACATGCACCCGGCGTACTCCAACAGCCCGAAGTCCGTCCACAAGTCCAAATCGCCGAAATCGACGTCCAGACTGACGATCTGGCGATAGTCGACGTAACCCTTCTTTCGCCGCCCCTCTCGGAGGTAACCGCCGACGAAGCCGCCGACGTCTTTAATTTCGTCCTGTCGGTCTTTCGTGTAGGCGAAATACTGCTTTAACGTTTCCGGCGTCCGCTCGGTCTGGCTTAGCGTGTTGACCAAGTCCTGCCAGGTGGTGCGTCTGTTCTTCCATTTCGCCGCGCGGCGGGTGGCCGCCGTGGCGATATCCAACGTGATATTGTACTTTAAGGTTATCATAATAGCATATCGACATTTATGTAATTCAATATATGGGCGACCGTATCGACGTTCCACCCGTTACCCAGGGTCTTATAGCGCTGTGTGTCACACAGCATTTCAGTATAGCCGTCGGGCAAAGTCTGTAACCTCTCGCACTCTACCGGCGTAATTTTGCGTAGCGTGTATTCTCCATTTACGGCAGCACTGACTATGTCGTGATTTCTTTCGTAACTGCTGCTGGTAACTGCCGGCGCCTTTTCCGCGCACACCCTACCCTTGCAATACCCCCTCGGCCGTTGATACATTGTGTTCGTCACTGCCAAGACGTTATACGGGACCCTGTCGTACCTGGCTGTGACGCAATGACTTTTCTGCGACGTTGGATTTTTGATATATCGGCGGTTAACCCTCGCACGTGACAGATATGCAATTGCGCGGCTCGTGTGGTAATATTTTTTAGGCACCTGTGCCTCTAACACGCTGGCCAAGTGGATACCGCGGTCTTCGGGCTGCTCGACACCGGGTATGTTGGTCCAGTAAAGGCGTTTACGTCTTTGCGCCGATACTAAGGCGCTATCAATAAGGATAGGCGCCACGCCCAACGTTTCGGTAATAATCGCTTCGTCAGCCTTCGGCATGCCGTAATTGTTTTCGACCAGAAAATAACGCGGCTTAATCTCCCTTATCGCCCGCGCGAGTTCCCAAAATAGACTACTGTGTTCGCCTTTTAGGCCTTTACGGTTTCGTTTTGCGCGCGACAGGTCGGTACACGGAAAACCTCCCATTACTAAGTCATAACCGGCGAACTCCGAAAAGTCCGCGCCGACCACCGTCCCGCGGTGCTCTATGTCCGGCCAGTTCCATTTACTACAATTAATCGCGTTCGCGTCTATTTCGAACGCAACGTAGCGAGATACGGGTAGTTCGGCGCGTTCCAACGCCACCCGGCCGCAACTTATACCGTCGAATAAACTAACTACCTTCATAATAGGCGTTCGTCTAATTCTTTGCACTTTACGGCCGTTATTATCGGATTAGCCCACTCCCTTTGCAAGCGGCGCCAGTCTTTATTATAGTCGCCGGTCTGGTCGCGGTATAGCATGGCCATAGGGAAAAAGCCCGCGTCCCAGGTAGCCGTTAACCTCTCTATCGCCTTGTCAAATGTATCGCCGCGGTAACCGATTAATACGTATGCCCTAAGGACGTGGGAAGACTTGGTAAATCCCGCGTCTAATAGATATCTGCCCGCCTGTATAAGCGGGTCTAAATCATCAGGCGTATCGTACGCGAAGTAAACCGTCTTCGGCCGTAGATCGTGCAGCTGCTTAGCATAATAAGGCGTCAGTAGCTTTGCTTCGAGACCGCCGGTAAATTGGGGGCGCTCTGTTTGTCTGGCAAGCATATTAAAAACCATCTCGATATGTGCGGGGCTGCACGCTAATAGGTTATCGTCCGTCAGTATATGGCCTTCGGTTATTGGTAGTTCACGTAACTTAAAGCCTTCACGTTTAGGTACGTTACAAAACCAGCATCGATTAGGGCAACCGCGCGAAGTAATTACGTATCCCTTTTTAAGGTACATACCGGGTACGAAGTCGCCGCCCGGATTATTATATGCGGGACCGCCGATCTTAACCGAAGCCACACGTTGCCAATTTTCGGCTATGCGTTCAGCCACCGGTATATCCCACGTAAAGGTTACGGACACGTGTATTTCGTCGGCTTCATCTGTAATAGCAGGGCGAAGCGCTTTTATTCGTACATCGGTATCGTCGGGCGTTGCTTTTGTGCGGCGCGGGAATATTCGTATTATTTTACGCATACACTTAGGAGTTACGTAGTATCACGAATACGGCGACGACCAGCGCGACCGCGAATAATATCGCTATCCATATCGGCGCGGTAACCCACCACCACGAGAGAGCGATAACGCCCGTAAGTTTTAATGCCGCGAGGGCTGCAAAGACGGCCAACGGGCCGTAAACCTTCAATCCTTTCATATTAGCGTAAATAATTTTTCTGTTCGTTCGTCTCTGACCCGATTAAGTATCGTGTATCCCTTGCCCGCCCATACCTCTGTGAAATCGCCGGTCGGCGGCGCGTACTCGCTCACAAACAGCAGGTGCCCTTCGTCGGATATCCGGTAACACCATTCTATGAAGGCGTCGTAATCGAACGGCGTTTTATATGCGGTCGTACCGCGGTACGGCGGGTCTGCGTATACGATAGACTTAGGCGGTATACGTAGTTTTCGATAGTCCGTATGCCTGAAATCGACGCCTTTAAGACCGGGTATCTGTCTCTCGATATTCCGGATACGTTCGTCGATATAGTTTCGCCGGCCGTTGGTGGCGTTATACCCTCCGAAGAACTTGCCGGCGTAGCTGGCTATGAAGCCGACCGCCCCTATTTCGAAATCCGAATAACAGACTTGCGCGGCGACGTCTATCCGGCAACCGTCGTATAGATTTCGGCTATACGATAGTCGTCTCAGGCTATCGCCCTCCTGCAATCCTTTCCAGAGTGCTATAAGGTACTTGTTTTGATCGGCGGCGATTCGCGGTCCGCTGACCTTACAAAGGGTATTGCAGCCACCCGCGAACGGCTCTACGTAAACCTGTCCCGGCTTTCGGCCATAGAGGATTATAGGCAGTATTTTATCGGCGATAGCGGCCTTGCTTCCCTGGTATACCATGCGTTAGTCTTTCTTATAGTACTTAGATATGTATCCGGCGCCCTTTAACGGGAGGCCGGGCGCCCACGCCGGCGCTTCTTTCATGACTCTATCCATGAATGCCAGTACGTTGGGCGCGTTTATCTCGGTCGCCTCGCACACGATTTCGTCGTGTATGTGCATAAGGATAGGATAACCCGCCTTATGTATGCGATACATGGCGTCGCAAAGGCAGTCGCGGGCGACGGCCTGGGTAATGTTTTCGACCAGCGAACCGCCGTAAGTATCCGTTTTGCACCATATTTTTTTAGTCTGGTCGATCCCCCAGTACGCTAACCTACCCTTTTCGACAGTGGCGCCGTAATATGCCAGGCGGCGGCCGCTGGGCAATTCGATAAAGAGGTAGCCGCGGTCGTATGAAAACTTGATCGTACAATGCGGTTTACGCAGTACGTAACTCGTTTTGTTCTTAATGACATGTTTTGCGGCCTGTTCTACCTCCCGCCACAACCGTACTATACGCGGGTTAGCCGCCCGCCAGGCGTTTACGAGGGCGGGCAATTCTGCCTCGTCCAGACCTTCGCGCAAGGCGCCCATAGCGATAAGCGCGCCCGCCGAACCCTGGTAGCCCAGTGCCAACGTGGCGACCTTGCCCTTGGCGCGTAGGTCGCTTTCCTTCGTTATCATTTCCAGCGGCACGCCGAACATGTTCGCCGCCGTAGCCTCGTATATCTTTCCGTGGGTGCGGAACACCTCCAAAACCCACTCTTCGCCCGCCAGCCAGGCGATAACGCGCGCCTCGATTGCGGCGAAGTCCGACACGACCAGGCTGCACCCGTCGGCCGCCACGAGGGCGGTGCGGGTAAGCTTGCTTATCACGTCGGGCACGTCGTCGTAGAGCAGGTCGGCGACGCCCTTAATGACCGCTTCGCGGGCTGTTAGCAGGCCTTTCTTAAGGGTGCGTTTGAGGTTCTGCACTTGCACGCCGCGACCGGAGAAGCGCCCCGTGCGGTTCGCCCCGTAAAACTGCAAAAGACCGCGTATACGTCCGTCCTTCTGGTAGTAGGCTAACATAGTGTCGTACTTGCTTATCGACGTCTTAGAAGCGAATTGTCGCAGCCGTAGGACACGTTCTACATGTTTAGGCAGCATGTTGCCGTCGATAGCGTCGTTTAGGTAGTCTTTACCCAGGCTATGCACCTGGTAGCCTAGCTCCTTAAATAGCCAGCTTTTCAGTTGCGGCAAGCTGTTCGGATTGTCGACGCCGGTAAGGCGTACTATTTCGTCGTGTACGTCTTTGGTAAAACGGTTATTCGTCTCTACGGCGGCCTCGATAAATTCGTGGTCGACGGTTATGCCGGTGCCGTTTATTATCTGGTCTAAAAACCAGTATTCGCGTTCCTGTTCGGGTATCGCCGGGAAACGTCGTACGTATGCGTATATCTCCGCCTCCGTCCGGACGTCCTGGGCGTTGTATTCCATGAAAGCGTCCCACTTGTCGGGGGCGTGTTCGGGCAAGTTGCGGGTGCGGCCGCCGTTCTTTTTTGTGGGCTTGCACGGCTTACAGAAGAACGTTATAAGGGACTTGCCGCGGGCGTCCTTTTGCTCCGACAGTCCTAACACTTGGCCGACTTTGTCCAGTCCCAACGGCAAACCCAGATACGCCGCGGCGATCATCGTGCAGTACCATTGCCGTATGTCCAGAGGCAAGCCGTAGTAAGTGCCGATACAAACGTATTCGAAGTTCGCGTTGTGGGCTATTTTCAGTATCGACGGATCGATCAGCGCTTTCCACACACGCGCCGGGATGCTTTCGCCCGGGTATTCGTCGCCGCTGCAATCGACCGCCGTAACTGGTTCGCCGTCGAATGCGTAGGCAAAGAGGATTATGCGGAAGCTGTCGTCTTCGGCGTAACGGTACACCCCGACGTCCGATACGTCCAGGTCACAATACGTTTCTATATCTATGTGTAGATGTTTCATATGTAAAAAGGGGTGGCGCTCAAACGGCCACCCCAATTAGGCGGTTACGTAAGGTCTTCTTCTTCGTCGTACTCGTCGGGGCTTGCCTCAAAGCCGCCCAGACGTTCGCCGTCGTCCATTTTCATAAGGCTATTGAGGTAAAAGCCGAAGCCCTTAGACTTGTTGTTAAAGGGGTAGCAGACGATCACGCCGCGGCAGTAACATCCGCTGTATACCTCGTCCAGGTCGATAAGATCTTGCTTGTCGCGATCGAACACGGCCGGCTGGCTCTTCGATGTTGCCTTGACGAAGTAGCACCCTTCGTACTCGGTGGCGTTGGGGTGCTCTTCCAACCATTCGTCGCCGTCGCGAAGCGGATTCCACAGCTTAGAACTGGTGCGTGCCAGCCCCTTAAATAGGCTTTCCTTGTTCGCGGCATACGCCTCCTTAATCGCGGCCTCGATCTTCGCGACATCCGGATGATCCTTCGGGATCAGGAATGTACAATCGTACTTTTTTTCGCCGTCTTCCTCGAAACTCGACGGCTCTTTGATGTGCACGTAACTTACGCGGTGCGTCCCGGTTACGACTTTCAGCGGGTTTTTCGCCGCCTTTTCTTTTTGCGTAGTTGCCATAATTAAATAGGTTTTTGAATGATGTTCGTTGTCTCTCCGTCCCGGCAATAGACCGCCGTAACGGCTAATCCGGTCTGTTCGCGGTAGTCTTTTACCGCTTTTAGCGCCGCGTTAAGCGCGGCTAAGTCGGGTACCGCCTCTTCGAAAAATAATATCGATTTGGCGCGAGCCTCGTGCAGCTGCTGCACTACCTCCTGGCGGTTCGTTACGGGTTCGGCAATGCCTATCCGGGGCGTTATCCCGTGGGTAAGTTCGATTGCCGTTCGGGCTTTTTCGTCGCCCGCCTTTCCGGTAATGATGATATCCATACTGTCAGTCTTTATACGGCAACCGAAGATCGGGGACGAACCGTTGCCGTGCGTCGGCGATGTTAATCACGTTGTGCTTGCGCGGCCGGTAGGTCGTCCCTATCGGTTGGCCGGCCGGGCCGCGCTCTAACAATCTTACGAAGTAGCTTTTAGAGCTTTCGCCGATAATCTCGACTCGCACGCGGTGGGTAACGAATTGATCGGTGTAATTAAACATCTTCATTATGTACGTCCCGATTCTCATAGCCTGCTATTAATTACATGTCACGTTCGAGGGCTACGGCCTCCGTAAAAATTCTCTTAACGTCCGGGTTGTCGTGCATGACGAGGGCGATCATCTGTATCAAGGTATCTTCATCGCCTACGATTGCGGCCGTACGCGCACCCTGTTTGCCCGTATCTACCACGCCTAAAACCAGTATGGACGTTCGGTCGTTTTCGGCCTCCGCCCGTCGGGCGATAGTCCTGACCGACCCCTTGATCGTGCGCAATGCCCCGACCGCCTCTTCCAAAGAAATGTTACTTTTTTCGTCCATTCTTGCTATTTTTTTTAAGTGCCCTTTCACGGGCGGTTATTAACTGGCCTACCCATATCCCCAGGTTTATAATGTCCTGGCGGGTGGGTAGCGCCATATCCAGGATATAACAAAAGTCTTCGCCCGTTACGTCGGACTGGGCGTATGCCTTGCCGCCGCCCGGTTCTTTGGGCTGGCGATCGACTACGCCGATGAAGTACTTGACGCCTTCGGCCTCCAACGATTTGGCGGCGTCGTCCATGATCTTTTTAATCCGCCCCTGCTTACGATCTTTTTGGCTCATACTGTTTTTGTTTTACGTTAATCGAACTCGTCCGCGGCCGAAACACCGATAGCCGGTCTTTCGTCGTCTTCCGGGGCGATCTGTGCTTTGCCCGGCACGTTTACGATTTGACCCTCGAAAAGCGTCTTGAATCGTTTCGCGCCTACCAGTTTTTCAATCGCCGTAAGGCTGTTTAGCTTCGGGTCGAAAATCTCGTAACTCTCGTAACCTTCCCCCAAAAGGATATCCACGACATCGTCTTCGTTACGGAACGATCGTTTGCCGCGCCCGGCCACCAGCTTAAAGCCAGGTATCTTTTCGCCGCGCTCCATTTTGGCGGTACTCTCTTCCTCGACCTTCTTAACCCACGACGCGATCATAGAGCCGTAAGTAAGCACTGTTGCCACGTCGGCCGCGGTCATTACCCTTTCGTCGTGTATGCCTTTGAGGTCGGCGAAACGGTCGTAATACGCTTTACAGCGGGTGCGCGCCTTACAGAACTGGCAGTGCTTGCCGGGTTTGAACTCGCCCGCGCCCGCGATAGCTAACATCGCTTTGGGCTTGGCCTCTTCCTCCGCCCACCGCAACAGGTCGGTTACCGACAATTCCCACGACGACGGGCCGCCGGCACGCGGCTGAAATATCGAGAGGGTTACCCGTTCGGGCTTGAATCCTTTCGCCGTCGCCGCCTCGTATGCGCCCAGGCCGTAAAGCATCATTTGTTTGTTGGCGGTCGCCGCTACGCGGACGCCCGCGCCGTATTTGAAGTCGGTAACGTGAATTACCGTCTTATCTAAGTTCGTCGCGTCGGCCGTTCCGAACGACAGCGGTATGTACTTAGACAGATCGTAGGAGTGCTCGATAAGGACGGCGCCGCCCTTTTCCACGACGAAGGCCGCATAGGCCTCGCAGTGTGCCAGCATCTCGTCATTGTACAACGGATTCGCGGTAATGCGGCCGAGCATCGCGTTAAACGTGCTCTGCGAACCCTTGAATACGCCCGACCGTGCCGATAGGAGCAGCGCCGCCAACTCGTGCGCTAACGTACCTTCGGCCGCGTAGGTGCTTCCCTCGTCGGGGATTTGCTCTTCAAAGCGGGCCGAGGGCGTACAGGCTAACCACCTGTACGCCGCCGACGGGCTTAGTATGGCGTGTCTCGTTTCCATTAGTCGAGATCGTCGGGGAAAATCGCCTCTACGCTTTCGCCTTTGCCGTAACGCGTGATAGCGTCGAAAAAGGCGTCGTAGTCGTCGGGGTTCAGCTCGGACGCGCGTCCGGCATCGAACTGCGAGAGCAGAGCCTTAATGTCTGCACTCTTGCCCTTCTTGGTGTGTTTCGTGACTTCGGCCTTGATAGCCTCCAATTTCGCGTCGTCGTCCAGCCCGTCCCAGCTGTCGGCCGTTCGGGCTTCGTCGGCGGCGATCTGCTCTTTCGTGCGGCGCGTGCGCACGGGCTTTTCCGGTTCCGGCTTCGGTGCGGGCGCCGCCTCGACCGCTTTCGGGGCGTCTTCGTACTTTTTCAACACGTTGTTTACGGTGTTGGTGGTCTCGATCAAGGCCTTGTTAGTGGCCATTACGCCACTGAGTAGCGACATCGTTCGGTCGCCCAGATCTACGGTTACATTTACATTTACATCCATAGCATAAAATTTTTAAGAATTATTAAATAGATATGTTAATATCTGTTAAGCCATTCAAATTCGTTTCCTACCCAAAAGAGACCGTTACGGAGGCGGAATATTTTCAACCCCGAAGGGCTTAGCAGCGACGCGATATACGCCGCGGCGGCTTTTCGTGTTTTGCGTAGACGTTTCATCGTATTTTCGTTAATTCGTGTTCGGCTTTTTTTAGCGCCGCTATTTCCAGACGGCTATAATAGATCGGCGAATTTTTTGCGGTGCCGCGCCGTATAGGCCGTATATTGCCGTGCTTGATGTGGTACTTTAACCACCGTTCGCTACCGGCTATTCGGTACGCCTCTTTCAACTTCACTTCATCGAATGACGGGTTTTGCAACCGGAGGATAGCCAAGGCCGCAAGTTCGGTCGTTTCGACGATCTGCTGTTTCAGAGTGAAGAGGTCCATAGCACTATGACAGGCGGGTTACTACAATCGATTCTTCGCCGGCAAATACGGTAAATGCCTTGCCCGTATCCTCCTTTATACTGGCGGCCGTCGACCGTATTACCGACGGCTTATAGGCGCTTTTCGGTAACGTTAGGGACTGGTTTACCTCTAACGCGTCAATTCCACCCCTTACATTTATCTTAGTTTCCATATTTATTTATATATTTGTTGACATATTTGTTTGTTGATGCAAATATATCGTCAAAAATCATCAATTGCAAATTATTTGACGATTATTTTTGCAAAATTTAGAACCTAAAATATAAATGGCTGAAAATAAAAAAGAAATAATCGAAAGGTTAATAGAAGTACGAATGGATACGGGCATGCTCTCGAAAGATTTTGCCATGAAAGCGGGAATTGATCCTAAAAATTACTCGTCAATTGAGAGCGGGAAGCGCCCAATCGGCGACCGGGTAATGAATGATATATGCCGGGCGTTTAACATTAATGCCGTTTGGCTAAAAACGGGGAAAGGCGAAAAACACGTCGCCCCCGCATTGTCCGGCGATACGCAAGGCGACAGTATTTCCATGCCGCGCGAAGTTTTCGACCAAATTACGAGGCTAACGGAAACGGTATTATCCCAGCAGCGGACGATCGAAAAGTTGGCGGAACTCCAAAAAGGGGGTGCGGCTGCTGCAAAGGGTGTTGTACAAAAGGCGGCACTCGGATAATGGTGCTCAAACGAAACGAATACACGCTAAACGAACCAACCGGAAAGGCGGCATGCCTTTCGAAATAAATTCGATTATGAAAAAATTATTGATGTTGTTGGTACTTTTACTTACCATTACGGGGTGTAGCAAAAGCGACGACGGCACTATGTCGGAAAGCGAGAGAAAGGCAAAAATGGAGCGGCTCTATTTTCTTCAAAATGAACTCATCGGAATTAACAAGGAGATAGCGCAAATAGAAGAACAGCTATCAAAGGGAGCGCCCAACGCCGCCGCGCTAAGGCAGCAGTTACAAGACAAAATGCACCAGAAGGGCGAAATAATACGGCAAATACAGAGGCTAAAAAAGGAATTAGGGATAGCGTAGAGGCCGTAGGGGAATCGCTAAAAGGCGGTGGCGTTTTAGCGTCTGAAAAAGAAGACTGGTAGCAATTAAAGCACGTCATACCCGACGGCCGTCCAGTCGAATATCGCCAGTACCTTTTTGTTGGCGTTCCATGTGACGGACCAATCGCGGTCAGTGTATATGTCGGTTACGGCCATTTTGGGGTCGACATGGTTAAGTGCTTCGTGCACGGTGGCCTTGTCGACCCTAACGTATGACGATTGCGCGATCGACGCCCAGGAATGACGCGCGGCGTAAAACTCCAAAGCCTCGATACCGAGTACTTCGCCTATCAGTTTCATGCCGTCGTTAAGTGCTGCATTGAAATTAGCCGGCGACGCATAGCGGGTATAGAAGTTGAATAGACGTTTGCCCCGTGGATCGGCGTATTTCTCCATAAGCCGGTCCAGGCAATGATCGATACGCACGCGCATTTCGGCCCTGTCTTCGCGGCGGCTGGCCGTCTTGCGGCGATAATATATTAAGGTTCGGCGTTTCACGGGTTCGGCGTAAAACATATCGGCGCTGTTCATACCTATAAGGGCGAACGAGAGTATGAAACAATCCTTTGCGAGGTTTCGGCGCGACAGGTTGCCGTCTTCGTATGGCAGGTCGATAATCGCCTGTACCGTTTCGGGGGTTAGAGCGCGTTTGCGTGTTCGGGGCTGCGGCCTCAACTTGTAATTTTTGAACGGGGAATACGGTATGCGGATTATCCCGCGGTCTTCGTCGTTGTATTCCAGTTTTGCCCGGTTGTGCGTCGCCCGGACGCACGCAAGATACAAAGACACGGCGCGGCCGCTCTTAGGCTTAATCTCCGCCTTACCCGTTTTGCGGTTGTGCCCTCGCTGGCTGGGTTCGGTCTCGATGAACGTTTCGAAGTTGCGGAGGAAAGCGGCGTTTATTTCCGATATATCCAACGTGTCGCGTTTGAGAAACCGGCACAAGGCGTTAGATACTATCCGGTATATGCCGCCCGTGCCTTTGCTCATTTCGTCCGCCTTTTGACGCATGTACGCGATAAAGTCGAGACGGAAGCGCTTGCCCGCTAACCCGTCTTTGATCCGCTCTACGATTTCATCGACCGACATTACCATAGATTCGTAGCCCAGATCGTTGCAAATATTGCGGCATTTGGCGATCAGACCCTCGCACTGCTCTAAGACTTTTATGTTTTTTATCTTACGACCACGGGTAATGTCGTCGTCAGTAAGATAGATATGCGTAGATAACCGGCGGATATCGCGGTTATGTGTAACGCGGATACGGACGTTATAGGTGCCGTCGGCACGTTTGTTCTGTATTTCTGTCTTGAAAGTCGCCATGTCAACAATTTGTCACAAATGTAGGCAAAAGTGCGGACAAGTGAAACAAAATCGGAAAAATCGAGTCGCGGCCGCTTTCACGTGAAAAAAGCAAAACCGCCTCAGAATGCACTCGGAGGCGGTTTTTTGGTGTGATCCCGGCGGGATTCGAACCCACGACCGACAGCTTAGAAGGCTATGAAAAGCACGGGTATAAAAGTTTTATAATTAAACAGTTGTGAGCTTTGAAACATCAAGCATTGTAAACAGCTCGTCAATTTTGATAAAAAGTTGTTTTCGGGTTCTATTTAATTATTATGTTTTGTTCTACAAATCGGTATAACACGTTAGCCATTAATACATTTCCCAATTTGTTGAAAAGCCAATTATTAGTCGAATATTTTGCCGCGATTTCAGGGTTCGTAAAATCAAAACCGCCAACCTCGTTGAGGTCAAGCACCGGGATAGCGTAATGCCCGCAAATCCGTTTAATAGCGTCGACAAAATCGCTTAGGAAATCCCCGTTTTTATTCGCCTCATTCGACGTGGGTATCCCCTCTTGATATCGCCCGCGCGGTGGCGGAGCAATAAACATCAGAGGTACCGCCGGCGCGTTCGTCCGTATCGTATTTATCAGCTCGTGCAAAGCTGCGCCGAATGCTTCAGTATCCGTCGGCGCGGTTATTTTTTTACCGCCTATCCGATTCGAGGGGGTAATATCTTCATAAACGAAAAGGTCGCCTATCACTTTTTTGTCGTATGAAAAATCGTTCGTGCCACCGAATACGACGATTAAAGAACAATCTGCCAGATTGTTAGCTGTTGCGCGCTTCACAAATTGATACGGGTCACTCCCGTTTGTTGGGTAGGCGGCGATGCAAGACCCGGTCGCGCTTAGAAGTGAAAATCGGCAGCCGTATATGTCCGTAAACGTTTTGACGTACCCAGTGCTAAACATAGAAAGGTCGTCGCCGATAAAAGCAACTTTCTTACCGGCTAAGTTATTTCTTTGGACGGCATTGTCTACGTACTTTGTTACGACATCGTTGTAATCCCCTATCGCCTTGTCGACGTACCACTCCGACGAGACACGATCGAGCGGGTTGCCAACGATTTTTAGTTGTGGGTACGGATAGTCGTCGACGAGATTCGAAAGTTTTATGTACTTTGTGCCGGGCGGGATCGTCCCCTCGTAATACCTGGCGTTCGTTTGGAAGCGGCCTATTATGTTATTACGCGCATCCGTAAATAGACAGAAGGCCAAACCGCCCTCGGAATACCCGTGATAAAATAGTTTTTTTCCCGCGAACTTCTCGACGTCGTATGTCGCATAATCCCAGTTTTCATTAGACAGCAAATCGCCTGTCGCTGTGTAATATTTGCCGTTTAGCCATGGGATCTCCCCCGTAAGTTCGGAGGGCAAAGCACCGTATATTTTTTCGAGATTCTTGTCAACGTATTCCCGATCAGCGGCGGGCAAATAAATGTCTTGTACGTATCCTATAATCGTGAAGTTCGCGTCTTTTGCGTCGTATGGACTTATCGGACGTCTGTTAGCCCTTACCAGGCTGAAACGGTACGTATCGTCCGTAGAAAGAGCCGTGAAAGTGTTTTGCCCGCCTGCGTCGAATTTCCGAGATGTCTTGAACACCCCCGCGCTATCGTAAACAAAGATATGATAACCATACTCGGTGTTACAATTCATCGTTATCGACGACAAAGCGATTGCCACGGGGGGCGCCGGCGTCCTAATTCCGAATGCGTAATTAGGGCCGGTAAATCCTATCTCGACGCCGCGATCGTTAATGCCGCCTTGCTCCCAGTTCAGAAAGGCCGCACTATTTTTGGTTAATGCCCGGGTAACGTCGCCTACCTGCTGTGCGGTCGACGAGTCGTTATCGTATAATAACTGTGCGGCCTCCGCGCCCGTCATTCCTTCCTGTACTTTTTTAATATCTGCCATATCCGTATCTTTTAATAATTCCAAGCACCGTTATCGTACCAAAATCCAAGATCGTTCCAACTTCCGTTTTCCAGCACCCACGGGCGCGACACGACGTTAACTACATACACAGCGGCCGTTTGTCTTGTTGCCTCGTTGAAAAATATAAAGTCGCTTTGTCCCGTAGTCGTGGTGCGGCTTATCGTCAATTGATAAACGCCCTCGTAGCCTTTCGTATAATCGACCATCGCGATAGGCTGGCCGCTTATCAGTCGCCAACTGCCGGAGCTCTCCAAATTGACCGTTGCTGCGGGTGCGTCCGGGTCTAAGACTATGCGCGTCGGCGTAACGCGTATATACCCGGCCGGGCACGCCTTCACGTCGTATGTAATAGTCGGGTTACCGGTTACCGATCCCCTCTTGTCATAGTAAAACTCAACTTCGTATTTAGAGGCGTCCGGGTTAACGTGTCCCTCCAATAGTGCGATAGCCTGTTTCTTGCCGCTTATGCGCGTCAGATTGCCGTCGACGTCCAACGGTTCGCCGCCTGGTTTCGATACCTTATACGCTATTGTAGCCTGCTTATATCCCGTATTCATATCCTATTCGCAGTAAGCCCCGCTATCAAAGTCGGGAACAAATTCAAACGTTTGGTGTGCCCGGGTAACCGCGTCTTCGGAAACCTCGAAAAGCGGGTGTATCGACGATGCGGTTATCGTCACTAACGATCCTATCCCGTCGGCCGTCTGGTTGGCATACGACACCGTCGCCCCAGCGTCGTAGCCGAAGGCGAAGTATCGTCCGTTACGGGCACGAAACAAAGCGATATAACGCCTCTTCGTGGCAACGTGTAGCGCCGCGCCCAGATCGGCCGAAAGGTCGCCTATAAACGTCTCTAAGGTGTGCGTATAGATACCGTTTTGCAGTACCGATGTGTACTTAGCCGTCTGGGGGCACTCCACGTCTACGAAGTCGCCCGAACGAAGCACCGCCGTAACCAGACAATTATTATCGCCGTCAAACTCGAAACCGTCGAAATCGTCGGTGTCGAGCAGCCGGATAAGGTCTATGCCTTCCGCCCGATAGTCGCACGGGGGCGCTATATTCTGTATTCTGCATTTCATACTATAAAGACGAAAAACGCGGTATTCGTCAAAAAACACCGCGCTCCGAGGAAAATAGCAATGAAAGGAAAAGGTTTAGGGGGTTACCGTTTCTTTGTAGATCGGCGTGATTACCGACGGACTGGCGACCAGTTGCCCGATTTCTTTCGATGATCCTTGCAGGATTACCGTCCAGCCCGTCGCGTCGGCTTCGGCCGCACCGCTGTTATAGTCGAAGCCGCCCGCGGGGGCACTGAGGCCGCCCGTACGACCCAGGACGATAATACGGCCTGCGTTGTCGATCACGACGGCGATAAACCGTCCGAGGCTAAGGGCGTCGCCCTCGTTGAGCACGTCGACGTCCAACTGGTTGAGTACGGCGTTTACCGTGTGCTGGCGGTATTTGCCGCCGTTGCCGCCGGCCAGCAACGTGTCGGTAAACGACACGGTGTTATTTTCTCCCGCGATCTCGTAGAATGATTCGCCCGTCGGCAAGTGGATTGCCGATATGTACCCGTCGGCGTTGTACTCGTACGCAATCGCGTTTTCCACTGCGGCTTCGCCCTCCACGGGCGTGTAAAAGTTCGCCAGATATACGGCGCGCGCACCCGCTATCGCGTACTCGCACGCCTTATTATCAAGGCTTTTCGTCAGTTTGCAGCCTGCCATAGTTTTGGATTTTTAAGTTGAAAATAAGGGGCGGCGTTTCTACCGCCCCGTTATGACACTTACGCCGTTACCGTGTCTATGTCTTCGTTGCGCTGGTTCAGCGTCACGACGACGGTACGGTCTTCGTCGGGAATGCCGACGATAAGCTGGCCTATGCGCGGATGCATTGCGCCCGTGTTATCGGCCGCAACCACCGTTACCGTGGTCGTGTCCTTACCGTCGGTAGTCGTCGCCTCGCCTTTGGTCACGGTAAAGCCCGTCGGCGCGGCGCTCAACGTAGGCGCTACGCCCTTGCCCGTAACCACGTCGAAAGTCTTCGTTTCGCCGACGGCGCGGAATACGAGAGAGTTAGGCGTAACAGTCAGGCCGTCGCCCCGGGCGGGTCTGTCCGCGGTAATTGCCGTAGACATGATCACGGCCTCGTCTTCGAACGGAATCGCGAAGCCCAGGCGCAAACGCCCCTTGATAAACACCTTGTCGTCGTTAGGCTTCGGGAAATTGCCAAGCTCGACCTCGTCTATGTCGCTAAGCAAATCAGTAAGCAACCACGCGTTACGGCTGTCGTAGCCGATAAGAGTGTCGTTGTCGATACCCTTCGCCGGCACGAACTCCATGCCCAGGTAGTACAGGCGCGGGTTACGCTTGTCGGCGTCGTCTACCGTCCACGAGGCCGCGATTACCTGGTTGTTCGCCTCCGCCAACGCCGAACGTATCAGACGACGGGTTGCGTAACTACCCATTACGTATAGCGTTCCAGCCTCTTCCGACTGCAGTACGTTTTCAGGGATAGCGTTGTAGACCGCCTCGACCGCGGCCAGGACGTTCGCCTTCGTCAGCTTCTGGCCTGTCAGCTGGATAGACTCGGTGCTGTCGAGCAACGTTTTGACCATGCCGTTGAATTGGTTCGGGTCTTTGCTCTCGTCGCCGCCTACGATCATCTCTTCGATCTCATTCGAGAGACCGATAGAGATAAGCGCCAGCGTCGCAGCCTCCAACTCGGACGGCAAGCTTTCGTTCTTCGCGCCCGGCGAAAGCTGGTACAGCGTGCGTTTGTTTTCCAGCTCGTCGATACACTGCTCCAAATTGATCTTGTAGGTCTTGACGCTTGCCTTCTTCTCCGAAAGTTTGATGATCTGGTTAGGCGTCCACGCGCAATCGCGGCCGTCGATCTGCAAAATCTTGTTTTCAAGATCGATCTGACTAAGCAATTCGTCGCCCTTAATGCCGGTCAGGACGCGGATATATCCGCCCTGCACGAGCCTTCCACCGAACATCGCGCGGGTAAACCACTCGGGGTTTTCCTTTGCGTTGTAGGAAAGGCTGTTTATGTTATACATGTTTGCCATTTCGTAGTACTTTTATAGGTTCTTACTTCTTTTTCGCGTCCTGGCGTTCCCGACGGCTGGCGATCACGGCGGCCATTTTCTCGGTAAACGACATTTCTTCGGGTTTCTTTCCGCCGCCGTCGACGTCCTGGGCGGCCTTGCCGGTGCTGGGCTGCTTTTCCAGTTCGGCGATTTTCGCTTTGAGTTTGGCTATTTCGCTGGCGTTGGGGTTCTGGCTCTGCAAAAACGCCTTTGCGCGCTGCTTGGCCATTGCTACGTCGGCCTCGGTCGGGTCTGCTCCTTCGGCTTCGGGCTGGGTAATGACCAGCACACCGTTGTCGTCTATGACGATCACGTTGCCGTCGGCTAAGGCGTGTTCGCCCGCCGGCATCTGTTCGCCGTCGAGGGTACAAAAACCTTCCTCGTCGACCCACACTTCGCCGCCTTCGGCCAGCTCGAAAATAAGGTAGGGCGTGCCGCTGTCGGTCTCGTCCTTTTTCGCCTCGTCGGCGACGCCCTCCGCGGCCGCCTCCGTTTCTCCCTCCAAAAAGGCGGCTACCGAACGGAAAAAGGCCGGGATACCCTTACCCTTGTTCTTCGCCGCGGCCTGACCTTTTGCCAGTTGGGCGGCTGTCTTCTCGTTTTTTTTCATCTTGATCCTATTAAAATTGAACATGCCTTCCAACGAAAAGCCCTTTACGTTTCCTGTGAGTACCTCGGTACGCCAGTACGTCGGGTCTTCGATCTTATACGACACGACCAGCGTACCCGCGGGGAGTTCGCCCAGCCCTAACGCCACGGACTTATCGCACTTAGAGTCCTTGACTATCCACAATTCGGCAAGGTAGTTGCCGCGCAACGCCTTTTCGTGCTGGTGGGTGGTCTTGCCCAGCGGGGCACGGCTGTGCATCATTTTAAGGGCGATTTTCTCGATCTCGTCTTTCGAAAACGTTATGTAGTATTCGCCCCGGTTATAGTCGTTCCGGTATATCCGCTGGTCGGGGATAAGAAGGGCGCCCGTTAACAATTGCTTTTGCCGGTTGACGTTAAGTTTCGTCTCGACCGGCTTTTTCAAGGCGATAAAGTTGCTTTCGATAGCCGGAAACTCGACGAACGAAACGGCCAGAATGCCCGTATCCTCCATGCCGTCGACGGTACACCTGTATGTCGGTATCTTCTTTTCCATACCATAAAGACGTAATTTTTGAAAATCGACTCTAAAAATCGGCCAAATCCTCGACCGTCACGATATTGTCGTTAACTCGGTTAATGTCGGTAACCGATACCACCGGCCGCATGTTAATGCCCTCTATCGCCTCCACTATTCGGTCTTCGCTTGCCCGGCTTGCGTCCGACACCACCACGGGCACGTCATTTTCCGACACCACGCCCAGCAAGTCGGCCGCCGTAATCGGACGCGGATTGTCGTTAATGAAGTTTACCAGCCGCGTATTTGCGCCGTAGCTTCGCTTGTTAACGACAAATTCGCCGCCCTCCGCCTCGTAGTCGGTACCCGGAATCGGCACGCCCCCGTTCGCGTGCGACGGCCCGACAATTTCGCCGCCGTCGGCCAACTTAACGAGCTGTCTTGTCATAATACCGATCTGCACGGCACCGGCCGCCGCGATGATTCCGGCCATAATTTGCCCGATAATCGGGCCTGCCTTAAACGCCTTAGCTACGGCCGCCGCCACGTCCGCCGTTGCCACGGCTATATCGACGATAAGGTCAGCCCGTCTACGCTGCTTCTCTTTCCGCTCTATTTCCGCCTCTAACCGCTCCTTCTCTTTGGCAAGGCGCCTTTCCTCCCGTTCGGCTTCGCCGCGGGCGTGCATGGCATCCTGCAACTGCACCTTTAACGCCTCGGTCGTGCGACCTGTCGCGGACTGCATTTGCGCCTCGATATCCTCGACGTTCTTAGCGGCTTCTTCGCGTCGTTTCTGTGCCTCGTCGTATCTTTCGTCCAGCGCGTCCAGTTGCTCGTTAAGGGCGTCTAATTGCATCTGCAAGCCCATATTCAGCGTATCGGCTACGGCGCCGATAGTCTGGGCGGCCTGGTCGGCATACCCGCCCATTTTTTCGAGCAGTTCTTGCAAGGCGTCCAGCTGCGCCCGCGCCGACGCCTCGGTATTCTCTGCCTGTTCCTCCTGTGCTCCCTTGATACGCTGGGTAACATCCTCGACGGTGCGGGCATATTTCTGCTGTTCGGCCACGTATTCGGGCGTACCCTCCTGCAAAGTGGCTAACGTGGCGTCGTGGGCTGCCTTGGCTTCGCCTAAATACGATCTAAGGCCGGCGATATGCTCATCCAAAGCCGCGTTAGTGTCCGCCAGGTTCTTACGGGTTGCCTCGACGTCGATAAGTTCTAACCCGGTCTTGCTGCGCACGACGACCTCGTCCACCCTTTCCCGGACGGCGTCTAAGGCGTCTTCGACGGCCGTTAGCTGCTGTTCGGCACGCTGGTCGAGCTGTTCGGCGGCCATGCGGGACAATGCCGCGTCACGCGCCTTCTGGGCGTTTAGGACAAGTTCGGTAATTTGCTGCTGCTGTTCTTCCAAACGCTGCCTATCCTCGTCCGTCAGGCCGTCGTCCTCGTCAAGAATCTTACTTATTTCCTCCTGACGTTTTTTGTACGTCGCTATCTGACGGTCATATTGCGCATTCAGTTCGGCGGTCTGTCGCTCGTATCCGCCGACGATAAGGGCGATACGGCTATCCTCGACCTGCTGCTGCAATTCCAACGCGCGCGCGGCCTGCTCCGTCTGTAACTTTTCGAGTTCCGAATCCCTTTGCCTTTCCAGACTTACGATCGTGTCGTTCAGCGCCTCCTTGGCCTTCTTGGTAAGTTCCGTTTCGGTGGCAAGGCGTCTACGGATATCCTCTATCTGACGATCGTATGCCAGCGTCAGCGCCTTGCGGGCTTGCGCGTCGCTGTCCTGAATCAATTTTACGCGGGCGTCTTCGGCGGCACGCAATATCGATAACTCCTTGTTCCGCACCTCCCGTGCGCGGTCGATCTGTTCTTCCTGTAACTTTTTAAGCTCGGCGTCCCGTTGTTGTGCCAGATTTAGGATCGTTTCGTATATCGCTTTTTCGGACTCCGCCGTCAGCCGCCCTTCCTCTTTCGCCTTCTCCGCATACATGCGCAAGTCCTCCATTTGACGCCTGTATGTCAGTAGCAACGCTTGACGGGCGCGCTCGCCGCCGTCCTTAATCAATTTCACGCGGGAATCCTCCGCGGCGCGCAAAATAGATAACTCTTCTTTCTTGGCGTCGGTACGGGCTTGGGCTTCCGCAATTACATTTTCGTCGAGAATAGCCTTAACGGCGGCGGCGGCATCCGCGGCGATTTTATTCGCCGCGTCTTTCATTTCGTTGGTCGCCTCTTTATTTGAGTTAACCATATCCTGGTTAGCCTCCGCCACGGCTAAGGCGGTTTTCGCCGCCTCTAATCTCATTTGCCTAAGTGCTTTTTCCGACTCCCCCGATGCCCGGGCTATCGCTACATCGAAGTCAACGTCCTTGTTAATCTGGTCGATCTGTTTCTTCGTACTTTCTATTTCGCGGTTGAGTTTCGCCAGCTTCTTTTTGGCCCTGTCGCCGCCGGACGCGAAAGAATACAGCGCGCTGCCTACCGCGACCAACGCCAGCGCCAGAATTACGTAAGGGTTGGCCGACGCGACCGCGTTAAAGGCGCGTTGCGCGATCGTGGCGGCGACGGTGCCCTTCGTGCTGGCCGCTTCGGCCGCTGTCTTAGCCTTGATCTGAGTCGTGCGAATCGTGTCCGTTACGACGGCTAACTTGTTCTGTACGATGCCCTCCTTTAACAGGTTGTTATTGACCTGCTGGGCGATAGACAGAAGCGCGATGATCTTTTGCAACCGTTGGGCGCGTTCGGCGTCTTCTTCGGTCTGCTGACCGAAAAGCCCCATAAGCTGGTTAACGCCTAAAAGGCCTTGCGCCAAACCCATACCGCTTTTAGAAACGTTGTCGATACCGGCGCTTACCTGCTCTAATCCCGATAGCGCCTTTTCGTAGTTGCCGACACTGTCGCGGAAATTACCGGTGCTTTCTCTAAGCGCTTTGTATTCGGTGTCTAATGCCTGTATCTGTTGCAGCAGTTCCCCGCCCACGGTCACGTCTTCGCGCTCGGCACGGCTAAGCCCCTCGTATCGGTTACGAAGGTCGGTTAGCTGCATGCCCATTTGCTTGATACTGCCTTCGGCCTGTTGGCGTATCTGTATTTCGCGGGTAACCTCCCGCTGTGCTTCGCGCGCGGCGATGTTGGCCTCGATCTGTGCTTTGTTCGTGTCGGTGCGCGCCCGCACGACCTTATCGATCGTCGCGATTAGTTTCTGCTCGGCTTTTTCTTCCTCGCTAAGCGACTTCGCGCGCTCTCTGACCGCACCCGTTGCCTTTATCGACGTGTCGCTAACTTTGTGTAAAGACGAGTCTAAGCCGTCTACAACGGTTTTAAGCGCCGTGACATCCTTAACGGCCGTATCTACGCCGTTTATACGTAGCGTGTATTCTTTCTTTCCGGTAGTTGCCATATGTTAAAGACGAAAAACGCGTTTTCCGTCTTAGATTTTCCGGATTAGTTTTATCTTGGCCTTGTTGTGTCCGGTAGGATCGTACCCCGTTATTTCGGCTACGTAGTACAAATCTCCATTAAACATCGCCATGATCGACCCGTTGAGATTCTCGTATTGGTCGGGAGTTAAGTACCCTTCTATTTCGGTATAATGACTACTCCCGTTCATAAGCAGCGTGAAATAGTTGGTCAATATTGTAAACTCTTGATTCTTATAGCTAAGGATATTTCGCGCCGGCATCTCGCCCGACACCGCGGCTATATACAGCGGCTTACCGTTTACTTCGAAATCCGCGCCCAGATCGTTTAACAACCCGTCGGTATACCAGAAGCGTATCGCCTGGTTCGTGTAGCTCTTACGTTGTGCGTCCGCGTCCGATATGTCGCTCGTCCAGACTTCGTGCTTCGTTATCACGGACAACGGCATGATTATGTCGTGGCCGCCCTGTCGTTTGGTAATGTCCTTAAACCAGTTATAAGAAAAATTACTTTTTTGCTCGACGATATTTTCTTCGGCGGCGCCTGTCTCGAACTCGCCGCCACCGTCGTCGTGAGTCATCACGTATCCTTCCTCTTCGGTGTCTACCGTGAACCCCAGCCTATAAACGGAGGGCAAGCCCAGCGGGGTGTTTGTCCTGTCGCGCACCGACGCTAAGTTATCCAAATTAATAAAGCGGCTACTTACCGCGGTCTTAGACTGCTTTACATTCAGTTCGAATGTCGTAGTACCTGTCTGGGTAAGCCGCAAATTAAAGGCTTTGCAAAAGTTATCGATAAAATCGTCGGTCTTCATGTCGGCGGGCAAGAACCGGACAAGGTCGATACTGTCCGTGTCGAAATCGGTGGCATCGTTCCAGTTCATAGTCGCGCCGGGGATTTGTACGCCAGCCTCGTCGATTTTCAACCATTCGATATTAGTCTGGAACGGCTCGACACTCAGATCGAACGTGACCGTCTTAGCCACCCAGCCGCGCACGGTAAGGCCGATAGTCATCTCGCCCTTGTCAGACACGTCGGCCAGCGTAAGCAATTCGCCTTCCTCTAACCATATCACGCAATCCAATTCCCCCTCGCTATTATACCGGTCGTCGCCCGCTGTCCCATTGTACAGGCCGCGCCGCACGAAGCTGCGCGGAGCACCGAGCACTTTATAGGCATATCGGTTATCGTCCCCGTCTGTCCACACGGGCGTATCGCCGCCTCCGCTTTCGGGCAAATCGTATTTCACGTACCCGCTGTTAGCTATAACCAGCCTGTTACGGGCGTCCCCGGTGCGGTTGTTGTCCCAGGAAACGGCGGGTTTCGCTGCGGTAATTTTCGCAAGGCTGTCGGTAGGCGTGGTATCGTCGTTACGTATCACGTCTTCGTCGTTGCGCTTGCCGACCTGAAAGCCTGCGACGTGATTTTCGTTCTGGGCAAGGTCGACGAAAACGACGGACCCGGTATCCGCCCCGTTGTACTTAGGCAGGTACTTAGGCGTATTTTCGGCATCGAATCGGCTGTTTTGGGGTAAGTTATCTTTGTACAGCGCGCCGTCCATTCTCGACGACGGTATCCCGAAATCGCCCTTACCCCTATCCCTAAGCAGCTTTAAGGCGCTACGCATGAATCCGTACCCGCTCTCCGAACCGGCGGCGCCGACGAAGCGAATACCCGTAACCGGGTCTACGACCGGGAAAGTAATGCCCCTAAGTTTCGTGCTTACCCTAAGTCGTATTTTGTAATACCCCGCGGCCGGTATCGACACTTGGACGCGTTTCCACCGGCGGTTATTATCGTCGATCCTGTCAGAAGACAATACGTTACCGCCGGGATCGTCCGTCTCGGTTATCGTGACGTTGTTGCAATCGAACAGGTCGCACGCGTACAGTTCCGCCCCGTCGTCCTGACTCGTTTCGTACACGCCCCTCTCGGTTTGATTTCCGGGCGCAAGATTTGACCATTCGCCCCTAATACGTATCCGGCCGTGGTACCCGTAATTCCATGGCTGTTTATAGTCGGGGTCGTTCTTGTAACTCATATAAAGGTGCGTTAGGCGCTCGTCGTTAAACGCCGTACCGCCCAACTCGTACCCTCGTGACTCGAAAATGTGCCTTAGCACAAGCATGGGGTTGATCGACGGCGGGAAATTCCGCATGCCTATGTGTACGCTCTCGTCCCAGAGATCACGCGGGGTGTAGTTATTGCCGGTGCCGGGCAAAGGCACCTTAGGCAGCACCCCGTAAAGCGTGTACGGGAAAATCGCCATTTGCGGGCCTGTGGTCGACAGGATGTTATAGTAGCTTACGTATTCGGCGAAATCCTTAAATTCGAGCGGGTACGGCTCGTTTTCGTTTAGTTTCCGGTCGCCGAAGATATCCCGGAGACTTTTGACCGCCGGCACGTATAGATTGCCTTTATACGCGTCGCGGCTAATCTCCGACAGCCGCAACAGGCCGCTAAACACGCGAAGGCCGTTTATGATAAGTTCGGCGCGGTACTCCCGGTTAAACTTGCCTCTCGTCTCTTCTATGTCCGCGTAACTGAATATCGCGCGGTTATTATCCGTCGTCGGCAAAGTGATGCTATAACTGTATTGCGCGTCTTTCGCGTTCAGTTCGCCGGGTTTGAGCAGCCGCCGGTTCAGCCGGATATCGAAGTCGCGGTCTATGTCGCAAAGGCGGTTGTTTATGTATAATTCCGTGATCGTCATTCGCTAAGTCGGTATTTAATCGTCGGTTTTTGCATGTTCTTATCGGCCGCCGATACCTGTAAGGTAAAATCTTCGATGATAATGTAGTTGCCGTCGTTAGCCAGTACGACACGTGCCGCGGCCAGCTCTTTAAGCCATGCGGCCACGTCGTCGGTAACGGGCGCGCCCTCGACCGTAAAGGTGTTCGCCAGCGTCGTATTGTAGACGGTTTCGATGCTGTCGCCCCTTCGGTATCCCGGCGTCAGGGTCTTCGTATACGTCTCTGTGTCGGGCTTTATCTCGTCCTTTACGCCAGCGTCGAAATTGAATGTGTCCCAGCCGCCCAGGCGGTTAATGAACGAGAATTGCCGAAGTGTGTGCAGACACTCCGGACGCACGGTATACTCTAAGTCGTTCGACACTATGGCCGTGCCGCGGGCAAGGGCGACGCGGACGATACCGGCCGTCGGGAACTGGTCTAACACCGCGTCTATATCCAGCCTGCACGTGTTGACGATCCAGAAGTCGGCGCGGGCGCGCTCCTGACCGTAGACCGTACCTAAGTACGTATCGCCGGTAGAATACGCGCGATAGGCGACGCGTAGCGTAAAATCGGTCGGCGGATTTCCGCCTCTTTTCGGATCGGCGAAGATGAAGTTAAGAAACTCCCGTTGTCCACGGACGTAAGGCGTGCGCGGCTTGTTCGTCAGCAGCCGAATCGTATTGTCAAGGTAGATATACGGGGATAGGTTATAGCCCGCGGATACCGGCCCCGTGCCGCTTATGACGTACAATGCGTTCGACTGGTAGAAATAGAACGAGTTGACGGCCTTTATCTTCGCCGCAAATCGATACGTACGTGCCGTTCCCGTGTCAAACCACCCGGGACTACCGGACGGGAGGTTATGGCCGCCGTATTGCGAGAAAAGAGCGTTTAACTCAAACCATAGCGGTACCCCGGCATACGTCTTTTGCAGCGTCGTAACGTAGGTGCCGATTTTGGCCGGCGTTATCGGGCGGTCGTCCTGACCTAAGAAGACTTCGGGATCAGCGTAGATATCTAAGTCGATTTCCGCCGTCGAGGCTTCCCCGCTTATACTGTCGTTGTTGACTGACGTACGGTTGATCCACGTAATCGTATACGCTACGTCGTTAGCGTTATTCGGGGCGTCGATGCCTATATTGAAGTCCGCGCCCGCGCTCTTGCTTTTTATGATCAGCGTATCGCCGTTAACGGGGTTTCCGTCATGCCATACGGTCGGTATCACGACCTCGAAATTCGCGTTAAACCGCTTGTCAGCTAACAAGGCCTGACGCAAATTTTCAGCGGTATCGGAATTGACGTCGGAGATATAGAACGTATTCCCGTCGACTTTGGCGGCGTTGCGCGTCCCGATGTACGAACGAGCGGTGCCGTCAGCGTTCGTTATCGTAATCGCCGAATTATTTTCGTTGCCGACGAATATCCGTAGGTAGGGGTTGGGGTCGTCCGCCCACCGGTTAGAGAGCATTATATATTTCGCGTTATCGGGGACCGCACCCGAAAAAAATCCGTCTTGCGACTGAAAACTGCCTATGACATCGCCGTGTATGTCAGTGAATACGCAATATGCCAAATCGTATGCGTACCCCTTAAAATAGATATCCTTTCCGGCATACTCGGAAATATCTCTCGGGTCGGTTCTTTTATAGGCGGGATCGTCACCGATTATCCTGGCGGCATTATAGTATTCGCCGCTTATCCAGGATAGAGGGCCGATTGCGTTGAGATTTACCTTTATCGACACCTCTAAATACGTTTTGGTCGCGGTCTTACTGGCGAACTGCACGAAGTTCGGCGTAGTCGATAACGTCACTATATCCGGCTCGTTAATTACCGCTATGTCTTTACTTACGTATCCCATATCTCAGTCATTGAAAAAGTTGTCCAAATTGTCCGTTATCGCGTCGCGTAAGCGGTCCGACCATTCGCCTAAGAAAAGCCCGTCCAGCTCTTTATCCATAGTTGCGAATATCGGCCGCCCCTTATGTCCGTCGCGCCATATCGCATAAGATATGCGGTAGAGGGTATCGGCGTCGGTGGGTATCCCGTTTTTCGCCGCCCACTCTCTAAGCACGCTTATCGGCGGACGTCTTTTGTACTTCGGCGGCCGCGTCCATTCGAGATATACGACGTAGTGATTGAAGAGCGCCTTTATCACGGGATCGTCGCCGTTGGTCTGGCTTACGACCGCCTCCAAATCGCCGCGTAATGCGCTATTGCGTAGCGTATTGCGGCCGACCTTCTCGTTAGTGCTTATCGTGTCATCCTCCAAAACGGCCGCAGCAAGGGCTAACAGATCATCGGCGATCTTTCTGACTGCCAGTTGTACACCCTCCCTGCTCATCCTCGTATCTTAAAGTTCGGCAAGCCCGTTTTGTCGCTGAATATCGCGCACCCGCCGGGGTTATCCACCCTAAAATCGGGCAGCGCGTCGATCTTCGGGAGCTGCTTCGACGGGTCGAAATCGTCGTTGCAGCGGTTCACGGGGTTCGCCTGTGCGACGGTATACGTGAATCGGTAACCCGCGGCGTTATTGTCGTAATAGTCGCGGAGCGATACGAAAGTGAAGTCGTCTACCTTGAAACCCGTGAAAGGGTACGACTGCTTTATTTTTTCCGCCAGCGTCAGCCCGACGTCAAACGCAGCGGCCTGCACGTTCAATACGTCGTCATCGTTTGCGGGGATGCCCAGGATATCGACGTTGCAGGTGTACGATAACGTTTGATTGACATTTTGACCGTATATCGGGTCGTCAAGCCATATAAGAGGGTGCGCCTCGTTCGCCGCCCCCTTCTCATACGCCTTGCCGTAGAAAAAGCCTTTGATCCGCTTGTGCTGGCGCGCCAGCTCGTAGAAAAAATTAACTATCTGCATTCTTACCGTGTTTTGCGATAAACCGATCTAACCTATGTTGCGCTGCTTCGGCATACTCTTTATCCTTTCGGAATTGGAGGAACGTAAAAACCTCTGTAACTGGTAGCGCAGTGATCGCATCAAAAACCAATATTTTATTGTCGGCCAAATCCGCGATAACCTTATACCACCCCCACGACTTAGAAAAGGCGCTATACTCCGGGGCAACAGGTCGCAGGCCTGCACCAGCCTCGTATAGGCCGCTGTACGTTGATCTAACGCGGTTTTGAAGTGTAAAAAAAAAGCGAGCACCGGCAAAACCTTACTGACCGGGAGGCCGGCAAACATCGCCCGGCGCGCCCCGTTGTTTTTGTAGTCGTAGGCTTCGCCCGCGGGACGGCAAACGATAGCGAGGATATTCGACAAGATGTTTTCGCCGGCCTTTTGCACTTCGTCGGCATCGACCCAGGCGCCTAAACTCAACTCGTCTTCGATCGGCGCGACATATCTAACGCCGTCTATCTCGATTTCGGGGCTGGGCGCCGCGGGGTTATCCCCAAATATAAAGTCGACATACCCTACTATCTTGTTAAACACCTCGGTCGGCCAGCTTAACAGAAGGTCGGTGTCGACCTTACATATCTTTGCCACCAGGGCAACCCGTTCGCGCGCCGTTTCCGGCCGTTCCGTATAGAAGGTCTCGTAAAACCCCAGCGTGATATCATCCCAACTTTCGGGGACTTCGATTTTAACCGAATCGTATTCTAACCGTATCATAACATAAAGACGAAAAAGCGCTTTTTCGTCTTTAAGAAAAGACCGAAATATTATGAATGAAGTTAGAGACGTGCAACCTTACACGATAATCAATTTGAGCGCGATAGACGAAAGTCCGGCGTTTCCGAAAGTATCGGTAAACAAGTCGAGCGGGTGGGTTGCGTTCGGCGATAAGAATCTCTTTCCGCAAGAAATTATCAACGCGAACAGCAAAAGCCCAGTAAACGCCTCTATTATCGAGAGTACGGTAACGTATATATGCGGCAAGGGCGTGCGAAAAGGCGCTACAGAGGCCGGCGGATACGTGGGTGTGCCCAACACCTCGGAAAGCTGGGACGAATTGGTCGAAAAAATCGCCAAAGACTACAAAACCTTCGGCGGTTTTTACTGGCAGGTGGTCGTTAATAAGGGTGGTACGACGGTTTCGCTGTTTCATCAGGATTATAGCACCGTCCGTATAGGTCAGATCGACGAGAAAGGCCACCCTCTGACGTTCAAAATATCGAACGACTGGACAAAAACCAGCGGTAAGTACAAGCCTATCGAGTTAGAGGCGTGGCCGGGCATGGAGGCGGCGAAAAAGGGCGTCGCGTACCTGTATCACTTCTGGGACTACACGCCCGGCTTGCTGTTTTACAGCGTCCCCGGATACTACCAGGCTATCGAATACGTAAAGGCGGACGGCACGCTGGGCGTGTTTTACAACAATTCGATCGATAACGGCTTTACGCCGTCGGCAATCCTTACGTTTGCGTCTAACCCGTCGGAGGAAAAGAAGGCGGCGTTTGAAAAAAGCGCCCGTGAAGCCTTTTGCGGTGGCCGCGGCGCGAATAGCATCCTAACCGTTTGGGGCGAAAGCGGCGACGTCAAAACAAACATATCGCCGTTTAACGCCTCGAATAACGCCGACGTGTACAACAACGTCGAAGGCATCGTGTTTCAAAAGATCATAAGCGCCCACCGCCTTAGCAGCCCGACGCTGGCGGGCGTGTCCGGTTCCGGCAACCTTTCGGGCAACGCCGCCGAAATAATCGACGCCTACGTACTCTACAACTATACCGTGATCGAAAAGTTGCGGGGCAAAATCCTCGACCACCTTAACAAATTCACGAAGATAAACGGTACCGCGGCGTTGACGATCGAAGAAATGGACGTCATAAAACGGATCAACGAGAGCAAGAACCCCGAAAGCGTCCTTACCATAAACGACAGCAACACCCCGCAAGACACGGAAAGCCTGGCGGCGAAGCTGGGCGTAGGCGGTACGCAAGCCCTTACGGCCGTCATGGAGGGACAATTACCCGACAGCCAGAAACGCGGCCTTTTGGGTGTCTTGTTCGGCCTGTCGGACGAAGAGATAGACACGCTTTTCAGCGGATCGAAACTTCCGTCCGGCGGTAAAAAACAGTCGTTTGCCAAACGTCTGGTGTCGAAACTGCACAAATATATACGCCGTGAACCGAAGCCGGGTGGCGGGTACAACTACATCTACGAAGAGCCGAAAGGAGGCAGTAAAAAAAAAGCACTGACGTAAAGAGTCCGACGGCCCGGGCGCGCGCTAAGTATATTGCCGAAATGCGGCCGTTGTTGAAGCGACGCGTGACAAAAAAAGTCGGTGGCGAAGATATAAATATCGGATTCACTAATGCCGGCAATAGGCATCTGTATTCCGATACTTTCGGGCGTACCAACTCTCTGAAAAAAGACGACTTGAAAAACATAGACAAGGCGTTAGCGAAAGCCGCCTACGTAAAATCCGCGCCTCTAAGCAAGCCGCGTAAGGACGGCATTTCTAAATTCTACTACTTCAAAGACAGCAGTAAACGGCTATACTATAACGTTGCGGAGGTGCGGCGCGGAAAGACTGTATCCCGCTTTTTATACTCTGTAACGGACAAGCTAAAATAAAGAAAAGCCGCCGGGCGACAAGTTTTGGTAATACACCCGGTTAGTCACTCCCAGCGGCTTTGTTGTAACAAAGGTAAAAACAATATTTGAAAAAACAAAATAAAAATGGAAACAATTTTAATCAACGAGGAACTTTTTAGGGAAAACAGCCCGATAAAGGACGATACAATCGTCACTAAATTTGTGCCGTACATAAGTATCGCGCAAAAAATGTACATTGAACGTATCTTAGGCAAGCCGCTTACCGACGAACTGAAAGACCAGGTACGGGCGGCCAGTCGGCCGAACTCGACGGGCGACGAAATCACGCCCGACAACCAGGCACTTATACTCATCTTAGCACCCGCCCTGTCATTTTACGCCGTGTATCAAGGCATACCGTTTCACTGGGCGGCGATTGTGAACAAGGGTATAACCGTCCGGGAGAGCGAAAACAGTAAGGCCGTGGATATAAAAGACATCGCCCAGTTACGCCGCTGGCTGAAAGACGACGCCGAAGCACTCGGTCGCGACCTTATCGAATACCTTTGCCGGTGTCGCGATAGATATCCGCTTTGGCAGCCGGGAGCGGGTTGCGGTTGCGGCGGCGACACGGGCGAAGGATCAGCACAAAGCCCTTTTGACACGGGGGTATTCATACCACGAAGACGTTAGTAAAACCCTTTCCGTATGTTGTTTTTTTTCAGCAATTATATCGACCTTCTGAGGAAGGCGGGTAATTCGTTTTACGGCTGGTTTCTGGCCGTCCTTAGTGGCGTCGGATCGTTCTTCGCCACGGAAAAGTATTGTTTCTACGTTGTCCTGACCGCGATAATGTTAGACGCCCTTTTCGGCACGATCGTGTCGATATACAAGAAGCGCGGGTTTGCCTTATCTAAGTTAGGTCGCGTTACGTCATTTAAGATGCTATCGTACGGCGCGTCGCTGGTTATCGTGTTTATGGTCGAGAAACTGGCGCACGATACGGGTTTCGTTGGCATCAAAGTCGCGGCCGGCTGGGCGGCGGCGTGCGAATTTTGGTCTATGTCCGCATCGATTCTCATCATCTGGCCGGACGCGCCGTTTTTCCGGATCATGCGAAGGCAACTAAAAGGCGAAATAGCCCATAAACTGGGCAAGCCGATAGACGACATATTGCCCGACAACGAAGAAGCCGCCCTATAAAAGGCGGCTTTTCTCATCTGCTCCAAAGAACTATACCCACGTTAACACCTATGTAGGGGCGTATGCCGCCCGGCCCGTACCCTACGCCCGGCCCGACCGTCAGCGCCCAGCGCGGCGAACGGGTGTTAGTGATTGTATTCGTTACCGTCGTGATCTTCGGATACAGTTCGATACTTACCAACCGCGGTCGGTAACCTTCGACGACGGCCGCATAATCGTC